TTCCGCAGGGCCTGGGTGCAGAGCTATGCACCCGCCGAAGCCCAGCATTTCGACCGGACTATCCAGTCGTGGGACACCGCCGGCAAGACCGGGCAGCACAATGACTTCAGCGCGTGCAGCACCTGGGGCCTCAAAGGGGCCAGAGCGCATTTGCGGGACGTCTATCGCGAGAAACTCGAGTTTCCAGACCTAAAGGCGCGTGTGATCGACCTGGCGCTGCGCTGGAACGCAGAACGCGTATTGGTCGAAGATCAGTCATCGGGAATAGCGTTAATCCAGGAACTCAAGTCAGCTGACTTCTACAAGGCGTTTCCGATCAAGCCTAAGGGCGACAAGGTGCAGCGCCTGCTTGGCGTCACGCCTATGTTCGAGAGCGGACAGGTGTTGCTCCCACATTCAGCACCATGGCTGGATGCCTATCTCCATGAGCTGTGCGCGTTCCCGCTTGGGAGGAACGACGACCAGGTGGATTCTACGACGCAGGCGCTCGCATGGATCCGCGAGTTCGGCGCGGAACCGGCCCTCATCACACATTACCGCCAGGAGGCAGAGCGGGAGCGGGCTTATCGCGAAGACAAGACCGTCAGAATGTTGGCGCCCGAAGGTCCATCTCACTGGGGCCTGATGGATGGAACGATGGTCTCGATCCCACCCGACCGAATCGTCCTCATGACGGCGGAAAATGCCCGCCCCTTGCGCGGCTCGGGGTGGACCGAGGTTCCCGCGCCCTGACGCCCCTAGCGCTGTTCGGGTGGAGTTGCCGAGAGTTCGGAGAGCCAGCATGCAGCAATCGTCAGGGCACCGATAGCGGCGCCACCCAGCGCGATGGTTCGAATGCGGTCCCGGGCCTCTCCTGATGTTCCTGGAAGGCGGCTGATCGCCGCCACGCTATGGTCCTCCATAAGCATCCCGGCGCGGACTAGGAGCTCCGATATGAGGTTTTGAATATCATCGCCGCTGTTCACGCCTAGGGATACGCCACTGACGTTTCATGAAGTCCAGACGGAGCTTCCAACGACCAAGCGGACTCAGCGCAGCAGATCTGACGCGGTGACGCCAAGCGCCTGCGCAAGCTTATCAACGATGCTGATCGTCGGATTGCGGGCGCCTCGCTCGAGGTCCGACACATAGGTCCGGTGAACGCGGGCCTCGAAGGCGAATTTCTCCTGGCTCAGCCCCTTTGCTTCGCGCAGCCGCTTCAGATTGGAGCCAAGGCGCTTCCGTATGTCCACGTGCCGGACTGGACCGCTCCGTAGACAATCAATCTACAGACGATGAGTGACATTCCGCTTGACTGTGCCGCGGGCTAGAGCGTCAGTGCTGTCACTCATTGTCTACAGGTGGCAAGGCCCGATGGTTTCCGCGACGACGCTTACCGGTGCCGCTGGCGAACATTTTGTGATGAGCCAACTCTTGCGTCGGGGTTATATTGCCGCGCTGGCGCCCGCGGGCGTTCCGAACTGCGATATCGTGGTGACCGACGATATCGGCGACCGGCTCTGCGCCGTGCAGGTGAAGACGCGAAACAATCTCGGCTCGGACGGCGGCTGGCATATGAGAAGGAAGCACGAGGAGCTCGATTCGCCGACGCTCTTCTATTGTTTTGTCGACTTCGGCGACGCGGCAACCGACGCCCCGGTGACGTGGGTCATCCCGGCACCCGTGGTGGCGCGGACACTATCGGAATGCCATCAGGCATGGCTCGCCCAGCCCGGAAAGAAGGGTCAGCCGCACAAGGACAACGACATGCGGCGGCTCCTACCGGGCTACGATCACCTGGACGTGCACGCCTACCAGTCCGGATGGCTCGGGCCCTATTTGGAGGCGTGGCATCTGCTCCAGCGGCAGGCGTGACCGAAGGGGCTGCGGAAAAACCGACCGCACAATTTGCCCTGAGCAGATTCTGCTCGACTTCACGCGCACCGCAAGCATTGCTGTCCATGTGAATCGCAGCTGCGAGCGGCGGCTGCCACCCTGACCGGCTGACCGGCAGGGCTGTGGGTGGTGGGACGGCAACGGGGCCGTCCCGATTAAGGGACCACTCACATGGCGAACACGAAAACAAAGAACAGCACGAAAATCGCAAGCGCGAAGCCGGCAGAGCTGAACCAGCGCGCGGAAACGAAGAAGGATCGGGTGTTGGCGCTGCTCCGGCGCGAGGGCGGCGCCACGCTCGACCAGGTGGTGGAGGACACCGGATGGCTTCCCCACACCACGCGGGCGGTCTTCACGGGCTTGCGCAAGAAGGGCTTCACGCTCCAACGCGCCCGTGCTGACGGTGTGACCCGCTACGCGATCACCGCGGAGCCGTCAGCGTGAAGAAAGCCGATCGCATAGCTCAAGAGGTCCGGGCGCTAGAGCACCTGGACCTCCATCGCCTGCGCGAGGAGTGGCGCCGGCGTTATGGCGAGCCGCCGCGAATGCGCTCGACGGAGCTTCTTGCGCGGCTGCTCGCCTGGCGCATCCAGGCCGATGCATTCGGCGGCCTCGACGCGGCGACTGTTCGCATGCTGACGACCGAGTACGTCCGGCCGCCCAAGCCGGCCCTGGCGCCGGGCTCGCGGCTGACGCGCGAATGGCAAGGGCGAGTGCATGAAGTTGACGTGCTCGGCAGTGCGTTCCGCTACGAAGGCCGTGACTACCGAAGCTTGTCACAGATCGCCCGCGCGATCACCGGTACCCACTGGAGCGGACTGCGCTTCTTCGGCCTGCGGGGTGGCTCGAAGTGACGGCGCGGCTCCGCTGCGCCGTCTACACCCGGAAGTCCACGGAGGAAGGCCTCGATCAGTCGTTCAACAGCCTCGATGCGCAGCGCGAGGCCTGCCTGGCATATATCCGCTCGCAGGCAGGGGAGGGATGGCAAGGGCTTCCTGCCTCCTACGATGACGGCGGCTATTCAGGCGGCAATCTCAACCGTCCGGCGATGCAGCAGTTGCTCGCCGAAGTTGACGCCGGGAATGTGGATGTGATCGTCGTCTACAAGGTCGACCGGTTGACGCGTTCGCTGCTCGACTTTGCTAAGGTGGTCGAGCGGCTAGATGCGCGTGGCGTGTCGTTCGTCAGCGTCACCCAGGCGTTCAATACGACGACGAGCATGGGACGCTTGACGCTAAACGTGTTGCTGTCGTTTGCGCAATTCGAACGGGAGGTCACCGGGGAACGCATCCGCGACAAGATTGCGGCTTCGAAGGCCAGGGGCATGTGGATGGGGGGGAACGTGCCGCTTGGATATGACCTTCGCGAGCGCCACCTCATCGTGAACCCCGCAGAAGCGGAGCGAGTGCGACACATCTTCAGCCGCTATCTGGAGCTCGGGTCGGGCATTGAGCTGATGAAAGAGCTTCGCCGCAACGGCATCTTGTCTAAGCGGTGGATATCGCGATCGAGGCAGGAGCGGGGAGGTGCCGCGTTCAGCTGCGGTGCGCTCTATTACCTACTTCAGAACCGGCTCTACCTCGGCGAAATCGTCCACCACGGCACCCGGCACCCCGGCGAGCACGAGGCGATCGTCGCCCGTGAATTGTTCGACCGCATCCAGGAGGCGCTCGCACGCAACCGGCGAATGCGCCGACAGGTACCGAACCGATCCGAGCGCTGTCCCCTGGCCGGTCTCGTCCGCGACGCCGGAGGAGAGCAGATGACGACCAGCTTCAGCTATGGGCGGCGTGGAAGGCTCTACCGCTATTATATAGCCGGTTCGCTGGACCCGTCGCGGACCGATGCCTCGCCACCCGCGAAGAGAGTTCCTGCGGGTCCGCTCGAGCGGCTCGTCCTGCAGTCGATCACGCGGCTGCTCATGCGCCCTATTGCGTGGCCGGAAGCACTACGTTTCATTTCCGCGGTCGAGCTTTGGGAGCGGAGCATACAGCTCGTGCTCGAAACGGACACTGCTCTTGAGCCGCACGAACCGCACAAGAGCGCTGTCGATCGCCTCCGCGCAGCCGTGGCGCCGGACCGGATTGTTGCCGACGGAGGGCGGCTACGCCTAATTATCGACCGCCAGCCGGTATTTCGCGGCGGCAAGCAGCTGGGCAGCGCGGACCCTTCTGAAAGCGCTTCAAGCGAGACAAGGGTGCTGCTCCGGTCAGCACATCGTCTGCTTCAAGCGCACTCGATGTCACCGCTGGAGCCGGCCACCCATGTAAATGCGAGCGCGCCATCGTGGCAGCGACAGCGGCGGATCATGGTGATCGGCCTACTTGCCCCCGGCCTTCAAAAAGCAATGGCGCAGGGCAGCTATACGAAATCACCGGAAAGCCTTTTTAGCCGTCCGATGCCGCTTGCCTGGGTAGACCAGCAGAGCCAGCAATAGGGGAGTTTCCGAAGCTGCTTCGACCCGAGAAAGGGGCAGTAAGCCTTCCTCCGTCTCCGCCAGTCTTGTAGCTAACTACTTGAAATTGTTGACGGCTTCTTCCGCGATTTCGCGCCGCCCCACATAGAAACCTACATCAAATCGCCAGTTGTAGCGATCAACGGTTCGCCGCATTTTTGATATGTCAGTCCGCTTTTGACATCGTCGTCCAAGCATGTTCCCTTCCGCAAGCCGGATCGCCCGTTTGACGTTCTTGATGAGAACATATAGGGAACATCGTAATGCTGATGGCATTCGAACAGGCGCTAAAAGGGCTGCACGAGAAAGGGCTTGAAGCGCATCAGGACCAATGGATGCCGAAAGTGAAGGAGAGCTGGGACTCTCTGATTCACTCGTATCAGCAACTCACTCAGCAGGATCGAGAGCCGATCGACTATTCGGCCAATGAGGTTCAGGCAGCCTACCTGTATGCGTACGCAATGCCGCGCGCTTATTTCACCTACGAGATGCTGAGGCGGCACCGTCAGTCAACCGGCGCTCCTCTGTTCCCAGCAGGCGCGATTGAAGTAGTCAGCTTTGGGGGCGGACCGGCGAGTGAATTGGTTGGCCTTCTGGAATACCTCGGCGATGCCGCTCACGGGGAGGCGGTCACAGCGATCAAATACCGCGTCTTCGACAAAGATGCCGGTTGGCGCGAAGTCGCCATAGAAGTGGCTGGGGCGGCGCAAACTTCGATCCCCACCGAAATCAGCTACGATCATCTGGACCTCGCAGATGCAGGAAAGTGCGCTACGATCGATGTTTCAGACGCTGACCTGATCATCTTCAGCTACCTTATGTCGGAGCTCTGCACTCTTGAGACCAGCGATGTGATTGCGCAGAACCTTCGGACTATGATGTCACAGCTGAAGGCTGGCGCTGCAATCCTGTTTATCGACAGCCTGTATCCGAAGTTCATCCAATTCTTTCACACCTGTCGTACGTTCATCGGGCGGCAAAAGAACGATAATGGCGACGGCGTTGATCTGCCTCTCCCTAGCTTTCTGCCGACGTTCCAAAGCTATCGAGACACCTTCGATCGGAATCCGCGGATGGACGCTTCGGTCGTTTCAAAATGGTTGGTAGTGTCCTAATGATGCGTGACCTTTTCAGCCTCAACCAGCGGTTTGACCCCATCCCGATGCCAGACGCTGATGTCTCAATCCTACATGAGATTGAGATGCCGCTCCCCTACGAACAGATGCTGAAAAAGCTGATTGAGCAAACTCAGTGGCGGCAAGAGGCGGTTCGAGTCTACGGGAAACAGCATCAGCAGCCACGGTTGGTTGCGCTCTATGCGGATAAGGGGAAAACCTACGATTATT